GTACCCCAGGTCATGCCAGAGCAGTTAGTGATGGCGAAGATTGTACATACCAGCACATAATTGGTAGAGCCCTTGATGCTAAAATAAATCAAGAGCCAGGGTTAATTGAAATTGTAGTAGGAGTCAAATAAGGTGGCAGTTAGCGTCGGTCAAGTAATACAGGCATCACATTACAATGCACTTGCAGATTTATGCAATAAGTGTTTTGCTGATGTGTATTCTGGACGGCAGTACGATGCTAGTTTTAGTGGTGGCACAATTATTAATGCCGCAGACTGTAATGCAATATTTTCAATACATGAAACAGACTATCCATCAACAAGTCCTGGTGTTGGACCTTTTTCACTAACTACTGATGTAGTATCAACAGACTTTATTGTCGTAGTAGTTGGACAGGAATCAAAGGTCGGCAGTGGCTATAGTATAGACTATACTGCTAATACTATTACATTTACCACAGCCGTTCCAGCGGCAACCCGTGTGGTTGTATTTAATCGATACACACATAGATTTGGCTATGGTAATAGCGCAGTTGTAAATAATTTGGCACCCAATGACAAAGTTGAGAGTGTACATACCAATAGTTTAATTGATAGATCTAACGCTATATTAACACATGTTGGAGACAGTACACAACTTACAAATGTTTCAGTTGGTACTGACATTACTGCCAATGATGGTAATTATATTGAAAATGTGTATCAAACAAATGTATTAATGAACGATGTACATTTAACTGTAGGTGCAAGTGCATCAAGTGAAACAAACGCAGGAAATTTTGCACGTACCGATGCATGGGATTCACGTTTAGAAGGTATATTTGCTTATACCTTTACTGACTATAGTCAAGCACGATACTTTTTTAATAGTGGAGGCGAGATACGATTCAGTCTAGATATGACAGGCAACGCCTCAAATGCTGGTTATGCAAGTTGGAATGCAATATGTACTGGACTGGGCACAGTTCGTATGAATCATGAAGGCACATTACAAAGTGGTAGTGGCGGAATTAGTAACGGTAGGGGATTTTATCATTTAACTACAGATTGGCAAACAATTTTTAGTAGTGCTAGTCCTGGTGGCGGTTACGGCGGCGGCGGTTACGGCGGCGGATATGCAAACCTTCGTGCAGTTTTTTATGCCAAATATGTTGAAGTGGGGTCAGCCCACCAAGTACAAATTAAAGTAGTAATGGATGATGGATCACATCATGCAAATCCCATCACTGGAACCACTACATTTTTTGCTAAAACATTACAACCTAATAATATTTCAAAAAATTCAGTTTCGTATAGCGTAACTGGCCCAACAGCTAGCGTCATTGAAAACTTTAATTCAGCTAACGACAGCTAAACCGCTTGACAAACAATCATAAATAAGTTATAGTAGTAGTTAAATAACCGTATACGGAGGTAGAAGCACTATGGATGACCGCTTAGAAAAAGCATTGGAATTTTCTAATTATCGAATGACAATAGAAAATCAAAAGAAAAACCTCAAAATCAGAATGGAAACGCAACAGACTTTTATGTACAAAAAAGGCACATGGCGTGCTGATCAATTGTTAATTAGTTTTGTCCAAAGTTTATTGGATAATGAGTTTCAACATGCAGTAATACAAGATAGTCGTAATACACCAATTCAAATTGATGACTTGCATGAATTTAAGTTAATGATTATTGAAAAATATAATGAAGCAATGAATGAGTTTTTAATAGAAACAAACAAACTATCAAAAGCAAGAAATATAAAAAAGGTAATGGACTGGTAAATGAGTTATAACGGATGTTGCTTTTTTGCCTATAACAACAGTGAAATTGATTATGTACAGTTGGCACTGCTGTCTGCACTATATGTAAAAAAGCATATGAAAAACAACAACACTTGCCTGATTACTTCAGACGGTGATTATAACTGGCTTGAATCAAGCCTTGGCAAGGAGTTAGTTGAAAAAGCATTTGACGAAGTAGTAATCACAGATGTTAAACAAGAAGAAAATGTAAGAACACATTATGATAGTCCATGGACTACATTTGACAGTCATTTTCAGAATAGTAATAAGCATTTGGTTAATGAGTACTCTCCGTTTGATAAAACATTACTATTAGATATTGACTATATTGTGCGTAATGATAACTTAGATTATCTGTTTGAACAAGAACACATACATGTTGGTATGTATAATTCTGCATGTGATTTACGTGGCGACCCGCCAGATTTATATGAACAATACTTAAATCCAGTTGGTGTACCAATGTGGTGGAGTACTGTAGTTTATTTTGATCGTAGTGACACTAGTGATATGTTTTTTGATCTATGGGCGCATACAAAAACAGAATATAGTTTTTATAAATTCCTATACAGTTTTCCAGGACATATGTATCGTACTGATTATTGTGTTAGTGTTGCCTCACATTTAATGAATGGTATGGCAGATGGCGATACTATACATAAGATCATTGACGGTCCAATGCAATATATGGATCAAAAAGATGATATAGTTGAAATTAAATCTTCTAATGATTGGGTATTTTTGTCAAATGATCGTAATGAACCATGGAAAGACATTGTATCAAGAAATTTACATCAGAATTTACATGTAATGAACAAGCGTAGTATTGGGCGTAATTTTGATGCTATGATTGGAGCAGTTACATGACTCAGGGATATATTACAATAGCAACAAAGTCTCCAGGTAATATACAAGTTGAGCAAGCAGTAGCATTGGCTAGTAGTTTAAAACTAGCTGATCCAGATCGCGAGTTTTGTCTTGTTGTAGACAAATTTGACTCTGTACCGCAAAAGTATGAGGATACATTTGATAGTATTGTAGAACTGCCATATGGGCATTATGATCCAACTGAAGATATTGCAATTAATTTATGGCAATTGCATGCATGTAGTACATTTGAACACACAATGTATATTGATCGTAGATGTATAGTAACACATAACATCGATGACATCTGGGATAATATAGTATTGCATGACTATGTGTTCAGTAAAACTGTAGAAAATTTTAGAGGTGAACCAGTACCACTAAACGACAAATTTAGTATTCATGAGCGTAACGATATTCCCACTTACATGACAGATATATTTTATTTCAGTCGAAGAGAAAGATCAGAACAGTTTTTTAAGATGCTAGATGTTGTACTTAAAGAATTTCGTAGAGTGTATCTTAAATTCATAAGTGAAGGCCGTCCTGGGTATTTTGATATAAACTTGTTAATTAATACCACTATTATGATGCTGGGAGAAGAATCAAATATACATGGACATATTCCCTACAAATTATTAAGTTTAGATAACTTAACTCTTGACGACGATGACTTACCGACAGACTGGGTGGAATACCTTAGTAGTTGGTTTACAAATGGCACACTTAAAGTTAATAACCACCGTGTGAGTGGTATCATATGCTATAATAGTGATGCATTTTTAGATGAAGAAGTATTAGATGATTACAGACAACGTGTTAAAGACAGTAACATTAGAATCTAAAAAGCAGTTTTATGTTTTTTATGATGAATGGACTGGGGCTATTATACAAATAGCATCAATTGAACAGGATACTTCAGAGTATCCATGCCTACTGACTGACAGTTATCTAGCAGAAAATATTCTTAAAGGTTACGAAAATGAAAAAGACTACATTGTATCATTTGATGATAATAATGAACTAGCAATTGTTAAAAAAGATAACGTAGTACGGTTACGTAGTAGTGAAACTAATCTACACCAATTGGCTAATGTAAAAAAAGATGATTGGGATATTAGGGTATTGGTATATGCTGGTAATAATAAACTAGTAGTAGAAGTTAATCCTTTAAGTATACGCAAACTTAGTAACATGACGTTTAACAAGAAGATTGTTGTTGACGATAAAAATGATCTATCTCTATATATAGTTAAACATAATAATCCGGATTACCTAATAGATACCATTGATGTTGATGCACAGGAACTATTGGATAATGGCAATGTTATATATGATATTACTAGTATACGTAAACATGTTAGTTTAACTGATCTTGGATTCTTAACTAGGCGTTGTTTTAAAAATTACTACTTAGATATTTTTAATAGTCCATTGAATATTGCACAACAAAGTCTTGTCAAGAATTTTTCTTACATACACAGATATGCTGAACACACGCATAATCAAGGACATATTAACATAACCCAAAAGGGTGATTTTCTTACAATTACAACACCGCTAAGTAGTGGTGAGTTAACTGACATCGGATTGCATGAAGATAAATTATGGGTGTACTTAGTGGGCGACACACCAGACGAATACTATGGAAGCATACCAATAAATATACGTGAACTTAAAACTAAAAAGAAATGTGCTATAAAGATTCAGGGAAATATACAAAATTATAACTTGTTGCACCAAAAACATAAAGTAACATTTTCAATCAAAGGAAACAATACATGAGCAAAATAATACCTATCACTGAATTTGACGTGGTATTCATTAGTTACGACGAACCAAATGCTGATCAAAATTATCAAGACTTGCTGGAGAAGTGCCCTTGGGCATTGCGTAGTCATGGCGTATGGGGTAGTGATGCCGCTCATAAAGCCGCCGCAGCACTAGTTGAAACTGACAGATTTATCACTATAGATGCAGATAACATTGTACGTAGCGATTTTTTTAATATTGAATTAGATTTAAACACTATTGGTGAAAATGATGTTATTAGTTGGGCAGGTAAAAATGCAGTAAACGGACTTGTATACGGAAACGGCGGCATTAAGTGTTGGCCAGTACATGTTGTAAATGCAATGCGTACACACGAAGCGGCACCTGAAAATGATAAGCATGCACAAGTAGACTTTTGCTGGAACATCAACTATGTACAAATGAATAATATTTACTGTGATGTTGCAAACAATGGTAGCCCGTACCAAGCATATCGTGCAGGATTTCGTGAAGGCTGTAAGATGAGTTTGGAAGACGGAAACATTGTTGATAAGCGAGCTCTTAAAAAATTACATCGTAAAAACTACCAACGTATGTTAGTATGGATGAGTGTTGGTGAAGATGTAATCAATGGATTATGGGCAGTTTATGGAGCAAGATTGGGATGCTATATGACCAACTTGGATAGGGATGCCTGGGATTGGCGTGATGTGCGTGACTTCGAATGGCACACTAAGTTTTGGACTGAGACAGTGATGCCGCAATTTGAAGATCCTGACGGGGAACTGTGTCCAGCAACTGGATATAGATACAATATAGACAAGCTAAAAGCTGAAACTGTGCGCTTGGGTCGAATTTTGCAGGACGAGTTAGAATTAGAGATAGCGGACATGGATGACAAGGCCAGTAAGTTTTTTAAAGAAGTTTATATAAATCCAAGTCGTATGGCACCAATGGTACGTGAAGATAATGTTATATCAGAAATTGAGTAATAAATGACAGTAAAAAAATTTCAAGAAGTTGATTGGGCAAAAGAGTCAGATGGAACTATTGGCAACAATCATCATAATTTAGAAAAAATAAAATCCTTACTTGACAGCAAAGGGTGTGGGTTTTGTATGGCTAAGTTTAAGCAAGTAACTATGCACTTGGGTACTGGTATGACGCATGCATGTCATCACCCATCTCCACATAAAATACCATTAAAGGAGATACAGGAAAATCCTGCAGCGTTGTTTAATACCAGTGTACTTAAAAAAGCACGAACTGAAATGCTTAATAATGAAAAGCCCAGTGAGTGTGATTATTGTTGGAGAGTTGAAGACGATAGCGGAACTAGCGATAGACACTACAAAAGTTTAGAGCCCTGGGCACTTACTGACTTTGATGAAGTTGTTAATCTTAAAGGTGATGAAAATATATATCCAAGCTACTTAGAGGTTAGTTTTAGTAATGCATGTAACCTTGCATGTCACTATTGCGGACCTGAATTTAGTAGTAAATGGGTAGAGGATCTAAAAATAAACGGTCCCATCAAAGTTTTCGAAGGTGATAAAACTGAAACTTGGGTACAAGGGTATCAGGATTTAGATAATCTAAGTTATAAGAACCGAGACTTTAATCCTTACATTGATGCATTTTGGAAATGGTTTCCTGATGCATACAAGCATTTAAAACATTTCCGTATTACTGGTGGCGAGCCATTGATGAGTAAAGAAACACTCAAAACAATGGACTTTTTTATTCAAAATCCAAATCCAGAACTAGAGTTTAGCATTAATAGTAATCTTAGTATACCTGATAAAATTTGGGATAAGTTTATTGAGAAACTAGTTGTTCTTAAAGAAGATAATCACGTTAAGAAGATTACTATCTACACCAGTGTTGAAAGTTGGGGCAAACAAGCCGAGTATGCCAGACGTGGATTAAATTTTGAACTATTTCGCAAACGATATGAGCAACTACTACAACTTGGTAATGTACGTGCAGTTATTATGGCTACGTTTAATATATTCAGTGTCACTGGATTCCGCAAGTTACTAGAATGGCAATATCAACTTAAACAAAAATACAATCCAAATAACAGTAATCAGCATTTGGAAACAAGTACTGGGTTTCGTATTACTCGACCAGGCGATATGTCGCTTACTGCTAGGCGAGAACATAGTCCAGATCACAGTGTGATAGTTGGACTAGATGTTCCTTATTTGAGAAGTCCAGATTATTTAGATGTTCAGATATGTAGTCATCAACTAGTGGAAGACTATCTATTACCCACACTAGACTATATGAGCAATCGCAGTAGTAATGGAGCATGGAGCGATCATCAGGGATTTGAAGAATATGAAATTGACAAGTTTAAACGTATTGTAGTACACCGCTTGTATTTTAATCAAAAGAACAAACCTGAACGTAATGAAGGTTTTGATCTGATCAAAAAACGTGCTATGTTTTATGATTTTGTAAATAAAATGGATGAACGTAATGGTACTGACTTTGTACAAACATTTCCAGAGATGGAAGAATTTTATTTTGATTGTCAATACTATAATGATCTGTATTATGAAATGCAAGCAGAATATCGTGCAGAAGGTAAAAAAGCATAATGGCCAATAAAAAGAAAAATATTAAAGAAACACCAGTAGAATGGCGTACACGTGTGCTTGATAAAAAGAGTACTAGCTTTTGTGGAGCAAAATGGTATAATGCTACTGTGTGGCTCGGAAATGGTGCAACAACAAGCTGTCATCATCCGCCACCGCATAAAATTAATGTAAACGATGTTAAAAAAGATCCAAGTGCATTGCACAATACAGTGTATAAAAAATTAGTACGTAAACAAATGCAAGAAGGCGTACGTCCTAAAGAATGTGAATATTGCTGGAAAATTGAAGATATGGGGGATGAATACGTAAGTGATCGGTATTATAAAAGTACACCCTATAGTGAAAAAGAATTAGATACTGCATTCCGTAGTGACTGGAAAGATAGTTTTACACCCAAGACATTAGAGATTGCATTTGATAGTAATTGTAATTTTGCATGTAGTTATTGTAATGCTGGGTTTAGTACAACATGGGGTCATGACATTAAAAAGAATGGGCCATATGATAACATGACTAGTGATGGCTGGGGAGCATTTGCACATACTGGGGAATGGGCTCAACCATATGGTGTTAAGAACGAAGGAAATCCATATACTCAAGCATTTTGGAAATGGTGGGAAACTGATTTACAACATAATTTACAACAGTTAAGAGTTACTGGTGGCGAAGCTACTGTGAGTCATGATTTTTGGAAATTAATCAACTGGTATGATAAAAATCCTGGATGTAAAGTACGATTAGCAGTTAACACTAACTTGGGATGTAAGCGTAGTCATCTACATAGATTAGTTAAACTTAGTCATAAAATTGATGCTTTTGATATTTACACCAGTAATGAAGCATTTGGCGAACAAGCAGAATACATACGTGACGGTCTTGTGTATGACGAATGGATTGATAACTACAAATACATGTTAAATGAAGGAAATTTTGGCATGGTACACTGTATGTTAACTATCAATGCATTATGTTTGGGTAGTATTGACAAAATGCATGAACAGATTTTTGATATGCGAGAAGAATATAATGGTGGTAAATTTGCAGAAGATGAAACGTTTGTTGATATGAGTTATAATATTTTACGTTTTCCTAGCTTTCAGAGTATCACTACATTACCAGAAGAAGTAAGAAAAGAACGACATAAATATTTAAGTGATTGGTACAGTGAGCAAAAAGAGCGGTTCCACAAACACGAACAAGATGGATTTGAAAGAACATTGGCATATATGGAAGTAGTTGACGAAGGACACAGTGTTAGAGATTACAGTGACATAGAAACTCGTCAGCGTGATTTTGTAAGTTTTTACAAACAATATGATGTACGTAGAAACAAAAACTTTATGACAGCATTTTCAAACTTACCAGATTTAGTAAGCTGGTACGAGGGATATGATGTTAGTCATAATATACACCCGGTCAAGGAACCAGTTAAAGATGGCGATGCTACTACATGGGGGCGTCCAATATATTTGGATACACTTGCAGATGCTGTTGAAAACCAATTATTGATACCTGACAATAAGGACATTAACACATGAGTATGATTAAATACAAAAACATTAGACAGATGCATATTGAACTTACCAGTAAGTGTAATGCATCATGTCCTGGGTGTCCACGCAATGTAAGCGGAGGATATCCATTACCGTGGATAGATAAGCGTGAATGGTCACTTTCCCAATTTAAGGAAGTGTTTACGCCTGAACTACTTAAAGGGTGTAGGACAATATTATTTTGCGGAAACTACGGTGATCCTGGAACGTGTCGAGATTTAGTTGAAATTGTAGATTATATCAAACAATGTCATTGGGAAGGTACTGTGCGTGTACACACAAATGGAGGAATGCGTAATCCAACATTTTGGCGTAAATTGGCTGATAAAATGAATCCACAACATGACCGTGTTATTTTCAGTGTGGATGGCCTTGAAGACACCAATCATATGTATAGACGCAAAGTACAGTGGAGTAAGTTATACGCTAATATGAAAGCCTTTTGTGATGCTGGCGGTTCAGCCACGTGGGAATTTTTAATATTTGGACACAATCAGCATCAGCTGAATGATGCAAAAGCACTGAGTGAAGAATTAGGATTCAAGGATTTCTTCTATAAAAAAGCATTTGGATTCACTGAAGAAAAACAAGGCAGAGGACTAGATAGTATGCTGTTGTTGGACGACAATGGATTAGTGGAAGGTGCATTGTATCCGCCAGACGATGAATGGACCAATAGTTGGCACTTAGAAGCTGGCAAAAATCAAGGTAAAAGTAACACTCGGATGGATCCACTAGTACCTGATGTGTTTAAACGTTCATTCAAGAATGAAAAAGAATCACTAGACGAGAGAATACAAAAAGGTCATTTGAGTTGGTTAGATAGTAGTCAGCAAATTGATTGTATGAGTATCCGTAATCAGGAAATTTATGTAGATGCTCAAGGTGGAGTTCACCCATGCTGTTTCCTTGGCCACGTAAGTCAAGATGCTGATGGTATTATTAATATGCAATATTATGAATGGGTTGATAAAAATATTGGATTTGATAATATCAATATTATTAAACACGGATTGCAATATGTATTGGATGAAACTGACTACTTTAGTAAAATTAAAGACACTTGGGATATCAAAAAACATAGTGATGGTAGAATTGCACAATGCACTAAACATTGTCAAGTGCATAATAACCCTATTGATAGTCTATATGAAAGTGTACGTATTCAGGAAGATCTTCGCAAAACACAAATTGACGAACAACAAAATTAACAGAATGGAATTTTAATGGATTTACCCGACAACAAAAGTTTTTGTTTAGCCCCCTGGGTGCATTTACATGTGTTGCCAACAGGCAAAGTTATGCCGTGTTGTTTTTGGGATCAGCAACACAAGCGTGATAATTACGGCGAAATGCAAGAGTATGACAGTGTTCCAGACTTAATGAATCATGATAGTTTTAAAAAATTACGTAAGCAATTTTTAGCTGGAGAGAAACACCCAGGATGCAATCGTTGCTACCAACATGACGATGCTGGACGCAAAAATAATAGTATGCGTACATGGTTTAATACAGAATTTGATAATGAAAAAACAAGACAGGTAGTAGCAGACACCAAAGAAGACGGCACTAGTGATATTAATATGTTGTACTTGGATATAAGGTTTGGTAATATTTGTAATCTAAAATGTCGTATGTGTGGTTATGAACTTAGCAGTACTTGGCATGACGAATTAATCAAACTTGAAGTAGACAACGGAATTACTGCTGACAATCCACACAGTCAACAAAACAAACCAAAATTTATCCATGTTGATTGCTATGAAAAAGTAGAACCATTTTTGGAAACAGTTGAAGAAATTTATTTCGCTGGCGGAGAACCATTTTTATATCCAGAACATTTGCAAATGCTAGACAAGTTAATTGATATGGGGCGGACTGATGTAAAAATTAAATACAATACCAATCTAACTAGTCTAAAATATAAAGGTAGGGATATAGTAGAAATTTGGAAAAAGTTTGATAGAGTTAGTGTTGGTGCAAGTATTGATGGGTATGGTGAAACCATTGAGTATATACGCACTGGACTAAAATGGCCACAGTTCGAATCTAATTTTAATCGTGTAAAAACTGAAGCACCAAAAGTACATTTGTTTCCAGCACCCACCATTGGTGCATTAAATCTAGAACACTTTCCTGAGTTTAACAAATATTGTGTGGAAAATAAATGGAGCCAATGGGCACTGTTTACACCTAACTTTGTAAGTTGGCCACAGTGGCAGCATCCAGCAATCTTTCCAGATTGGTATAAAGAACGTGTTATAAAAAAATACGAAACACATATTGATTGGCTAGAAAATCATCATCCACTTGGAGGTAATCAAGTCCAAGGTATGAAAAGTATCATTAGTTATATACAAGAAGATACATTTAGTCAAGAGGAAAAGGATCACTTAATAAGTGAAATGTGGAAAAGACTTTGGGTGTTTGATAAGAGCGCAGACTTAAATTGGAGTCGAAGTTTAAATTACCTATACAATTTCTTTACTGAATACAAGGAACGTAAAGGATGGAAAACTTGGCCGGATAATTAACTGCTATTTTAATAATGTATAAATATAATTATGACATCAGCAATAATGATTATCGACACATGGGACAAATATTATCCTGGTCTTAGCTTTCTACAAACACCAATGGAACGTACTGTATTACGTATATCCAAAGTTCTTCAACGTTGGCAAGGCCCAATTGTTTTAGCTGCATATCAAACTGAGCTACCTCCCGACCAAGCAGTAAATTTTCCATGGAAACACCCACATCATTTAATCCAAACAGCCGTTAGTAGGCGTGATAATACTATTACGAGCTGGAATACTGATGAAGTTAATGCGTACTTAAAAAATCATAATGTAAATCATCTATACTATACTGGCTTTAGTATCCCAGGATGCATTGAGCATCGCGAACTTGGTATGCACAATATGACAGCTAATGGCTATAAATGTGAAGTTGTAGTGGATTGCTGTTTAAATTTAATGAGTCATAATATGGATGAAGCTGATATTATACATGAGACATATAAGTATAGTATTACTAGCGGATATAAATTTTGCTTTGGAGACTATATATGACTGAAATAAACAAACATTTTTGTATCAAGGCATTTGCTGGTGTTGAAATTAGAGCAAATGGCCATGTTGTGCCATGTTGTGACTTTAATAGTAACGTTACTGAAGTTACCCATAATTTATCAAATTATACTCTAGATGAAATTACACACGCTGAACACTGGCAAACTTTAAGACAAAACATGTTAGACGACAAACCAAGTGTTAACTGTATCACTTGCTATCGTAACGAAGAAGTTGGCATCGTTAGTCAGCGACAAAATAGCAATAATCGATTCCATGATTACGCTGTACAGTATATAACAAAAAAAGATGCGTCCACACATAATATCTTAGATATTGATATGAAGTTGGGCAATGTGTGTAACCAAATGTGTGTAGTGTGTGATAGTGCTAGTAGTAGTATGTTGTTTAATGAAGATGAAATATTATGGCCGGGTAAAGGCGTTACATTTAAAACCAAATGGTGGCGAACTCCAGAGATCTGGGATAGCATAATTGAAAAATGTCATCACGCTAAACTAATTAATGTATACGGTGGTGAACCATTATTGGTTAAGGAAATGACTCCGTTTATGCGTAAGTTAGTAGATTCAGGCATTAGCAAAAATATTGAAATAAATTTTGCAACAAATGGTAGTATATACGAAGAAGAAATGTTTGACATGTTAAGCACATTCAAACGTAGAAACATATTACTTAGTGGTGATGGCAGTGGCAAAACATTTGAATATACTAGATACCCAGCCAATTGGAACAAGTTTATTGAAAATCTACATTTGATACAAAGCAGACTCTTGCCAACAGATTTTATTGCTAATGCATATACGTATAGCGCATACAGTATATTTGATATAATTAGTACCAGTAAATACTACAAAGAAGAGTTAGATTTCAAATTTCCAATTTGGTTAAATCCAGTTAATCAAAGTTTTTATTCAATTGAAATGTTACCAGATCCTATCAAACAGCGTTTAATTACTGAGTTTGAACAAACATATAACCATGGGTATGTGTATACTGGTAGCAATAATCTTGCTCCATTGGTCGAGCAGTTAAAAAGACCCAGAGTGGAAGAACACTGGCAAGAATTTAAAAGAATAACAAAAGCTCGTGATAAGCTGCGAAATATAAGTATAATAGATGTAATACCAGAACTTGAGGACTATTGGCATGAGGATTAAACAAAACGTTTGTAGCAAACTATGGACAGATACAAATATAGATTTCAGACGTCAGGAAATACGGCATTGCTGTAAAAGTATTGGACATAAAATTACATTTCAAGAGATGGATGATCTTGGGGTGGATGTTTTTGAAAAGTATGATCTTAATGTAGAAAACAAGCAAACAATGTTGCTAAAAAATCAAATACCTGCGCACACTTGTAAGTTGTGTGTTCGCAATGGTGATAATGCGATAAGGCATAGTTGGAATACCTGGACAGATGATTTTATCACTAACAGCAAAGATGTTCTGATGGATACTGATCATGTACAGTATATTGAAATTGATATTGGTGATCAGTGTGATTTAGCATGTGTGTATTGCGGACCATGGAGTAGTACTACATGGAAAAAAGAAGTAGGACAAAGTGTAAAATCAAAAGACGAGTACACAATTGAGTGGACTCGACGTATGATGGAATTATTAGTAGAGCGAATTAAGCAAATAGATAAAACTAGACGGTTAAGCATTAATTTCTTAGGCGGTGAACCTACCCTTATGCCAGAAGTATACACATTGATTGATAACTTAACACCTATTTTTAAAACGTTTGATGAAAAAGTTAACTTAATGTTTACCACAAACCTCAATACAAAAGGTCCACTGTTTGATCGTATGGTTGATACTATTAAAAAGACCAATGAGTTTGCGCACTGGACAATTGGTGTTAGTATTGAAAACATTGGGCCACGTGCTGAACTTGTACGCTATGGATTAGATTGGAATCGCTTTCATCATAATATGATGGAACTTCAGCATCATGCTAAAATTGCACTGACATGTACACATAACTATTTTAGTTTACCACACTTTGATGAAACACTGGAATATTTCTTTAATAGTTTTAGTACTAAATTTAACGACGATCGTGTTGGGCATGGATGGGGAATAACAAGTAACTGTGTCTATGATAACGTTCTTGACCCAGCTTATTTGAGCCATGATTTGGTTCCCTGGGATCGTATATATGCAAAACTGGATCAATATATTGGTCGTGGAAACGAGCCCGACAGACTGAATAGCATATATCTACACACAGATAATATGAAAGAACGTGTTGGCACAAGACCCTTTAACTCTAGATTCTTTCAGTATCATAAAAATATCTCAATGAGAACACCAGCATATTTTGAACAGTTTCCTTACTATAAGACAGTAATGGAAGAACTAGAAAAGAAGCATGCTCCAGGACAACCAGAGGGATTTGGTGAAAACTTTTTTGACAAAATCTGGCAAAATAATGTTAACCCGTAGATTCCAACTTGGACTCTACGTAGTTAATAAAGTCATTGGCAATTGTTAAATTGCGACTAACTTCACGGTTGTGAGCCACAATATTTTTTTCGTTTGGAAAATGATCCATTTGGATTAATTTACAAAAACTTTCAAACACAGCACTAATCCTGTCGTCGTTGTCGACAATATTGTCATAGCTGTGGTCCACATACTCATCATATACATCAAATCCAATATCACGCAGTAACTGAATACTGCCACTTGCAGCCAACATTACAAATGGCTGTGGGTATACTAAATTTTTAAATGCCTTTTCAGTAATGCTAAAATTATCATAATCAATATAAGTTTCCATTACTGCCGCACTGGGCACATGTATAAAGTGTTTGGGATTGATATCATGCCATACATAAGGGCCAGTGTGATTTAGCTCATATGGAGATACCTCAGGCGTAAACGATATAGTACTGTAATCATTAGCTCTAAATCCACTGTTCATAGTACATATTCCAGTACTGGGATACTGGTTGCGAATAAGATTGTGTAGTTGTCGCCGATGATGTCGTGGTTCCCCGCCAATACTGATAAATGGATATTGCCAATCTCCACGGGTTTTCATAATAGGTTCAAAGTAGTCGGTGTCTTTATCAATTATACTATAGCGGCAGTATTCCAAAACAAAAGGTGCTGAATATACATCACAAAATGACTGCTTTGGAAAATTTAAATTATTAGTACTAAAGACAAAATTATCAGCTGTTAATTTATTTCTCTCAGCAAAGTTTTGTAATGTTGTGTTAATTGTAGATTCGTCAAATGCTTCAGTAGTATCATCTACTACTACAATACATTTGCCTTGTTTAATATGTCGTAGTGTTCGTTCATCTAAATTTATAGTATCCAGCCAATCTGTATATCCAGTATTTGGATTTTCAAATCTACCAAACGCTCCACTGATAAAGAATGCATACTTCATATGAAATAAACTTGCACCTTGTGCAAACTGTCGATATATAACCGGTATACAATTACAATTGGTACTAAAGCTGGTGCCTTGTGGACTATATCCCCATACCTGTAACATTATTGGCCTCGAGTATTGCCGTAATGTATTACCTTACAATTTACATTTATATAACTGCGCCACGGATCAACCACTACACTACCAGTGGGAATGTTACAGTATAATTTGTCTGCACTATTCTTGCCAGTGTATTTGTATGTAGTACTTGCGCTGTGTGCTAGTAAAAATACACAAGGCTCTGTTGGATCATACTCGTCGCCTGTTAGTGGATCTACATATATAGGTGCAACGCCTTGCTCCTCGCAGTAATGTCCAATTAGTAAACTATAACTTCCGTCGCAATACTCTACATTTGGCTTGTATGCTTTTCCATGAATAACAATTGGCATATTATGTTCGTTGGCATGTTTTACTAATTCTAATGCAATGTTTTTTGCTTGTATTTCTCTGGCATTCATAATGCTGTCAAACAAGTCATATCCTAAGCCAAGTTCGTCTGCCATATAACGAAGTGCAATATTATCACGTGGATGGCATCCGCCTCCATCGCCCATACCGGCTTTCATATACTGTGGACCCATAATACGCATTGTAGACTTAGCTAGGGCATCTGTAACAACGTCTACGTTAATATTGCCCTGTTGTTGCGCTACATCCTGTATCATATTTACAAGACCTATTTTGGCGCTAATAAATGTATTGTAAAACACCTTAATACATTCACATTCATCCCATGTGCCAATTTCATAGCGTGGATTATTTTCCATTATAGTTTTATAAAAGTCTACAAGTTGTTTTGCATCGCCAGTAGTACTTCCGTCAGCAGTACCGATCATAACCATCTCTGGATTAACCATATCCCATGCTACACTTCCCATTGCAATCAAATAAGGATTGTATACAAAGCGTGTGTTGGTAACTAAATCTACAAATTGATTTCTAGTAGTACCAGGCAGTACAGTACTGATAAGCACTAGTAATTGGCTGTCGTTCATGTGCTTGTTAGCTTCCGCTAATACATCTTTTACAATGTCGTAGTTAAAGTCTTTGGGTTCCAAATATGCTGTAGGTGCCCGCCCGTCATAGTCTGGATCATGTGGAGTAGGTACTGCAACAAATACAATATCTCTATCTCTCACTGCATCTTTAATTGAATCTTGCATGTGTATGTGGTCACTCATATGCCCTGCAACGTCATATCCAGTAACATGATGTTGTTTATTTGCCATTGCTTCCGCACATGGCATGCCTAGCTTACCTGTACCAATAAATCCTATTTTGTTCATTTTAAATCCTATATTAACTACATACTTATTTATATAAATAATATTATGGCAACTGTAACTATAACACTTACTGGAGAGACAGACTATCGTATTTTAAATTATGAACTAAGCAATAACAGCGCAAGTGATAAATTTTTAAATGTGTGGCAACGTATTTTTCAAGACTATAATGGGCAAGTATTGGAGTTTGATTTTGAGTGTCCTACGCCTATATCTAGTGAACAAACACTGCAATATAATATCCATAATATATGTAAACAAATTATTACAGATTGGCCTGACATCGATATTCCAGCATGCTGGCGTAATGTTCCATACAATCAGACTGATTTAAACGTACTACATGACAAATTTGCCGAAAATACACAACTTCAGCCTGACGAAAATCTAGCTCGTATGCTTTGTGATTTGAACTTTGCTATACATGAACTGGAAGCAAAAATTATGAATCGGGCCGAAAATTTTGAAAGTCCTCCGTATATTAGTAGTTGTAGTGCGCACAAAGTAGAAGCTGACTACAGTATACCATTAACTGAGTCAGACGCTCAATGTTATGACGCAGGCTTTAAGTATCAAAACTGTATGATAATCGGATACAATACGCTGGGCAAGGACTTACAGGCACTTGCATTTGATAATGATATTAACAGTATGAAAAATTCACTTCGGTATGTTCCTAAGACAGATATAAAAAGCCAATTTAGTATTATCATTCCAGGTACTACTATGCCAGAATCAGAACTAAATCAATATAGACAAAGTATCCAACAACATGTTACTAACTGGGCAATAGACAATAACTCACATGAGTATGATATTGATCCAAACGATTTCAAAAATTTTACTGGTAGAATGATAATTGGACATTGTGCAGACAACGTATATGAATGGATTATGCAACAGTCCAGTATTAGTATGCACAGTGTAAGGTTTGAATTTGGTGTTGTTAAACTACAAGATTCCGGCTATATGCTTGAGTCGTTGTAGTCATTTTTACTAACTTCTATATAGTTGGTATTTTTCCCACATACATTATCACACGCCGCAAGCCTGTCTGACATTGGTGCATTCCATTTGGGCGGAATTTGGTTAAACCAATCGATTGCCGTATCTATAGTGTTCTCAAATAGATTATTATTGTGCATTATATCATCAACACGCTTATGTACATATTTTTGTACTCCGCCAGTCCTATCAAAAGTGCGTGGCTGACTACCCAAGTAGCAACAAGGGTACACATCTCCCAATGCATCAAGGTATAAGTATTTTCGTTTATCTGCATAACAATCAATACGCTTGGGTACTGGCCTTAGGTCCTGGTGTTCCCCGCTCATTTCATAATCACGCACAGCCTGTTTAAAGTCTTTGGGACCTTTTGGATTGCCAATACTATACTGATATTCTCCCTGTGCATCAAATACATGACAGTTTTGTCTCTGATCACTCATAACTGCAAACGAAGAAAATCCAAGTTCTACACTTAATCTCCTGCAATCTTCTTGTTGATGCTGATTAGTTGTTAATGGAATAAATTTCCATATTGCATCTCCACCTGCGCTCATAAAGATGCCAGCGTTGTCTATAATTTTTTGCCAATTGGTGCCGCGACGATACAAGTGATGTGTGTCAGCTAGTCCGTCAAGAGCAAAAAACACACGCACACGCTGTTCAGCAAGTGTTACCCATGTTTGTTTACTTCCAGCACTAGCATTAGTGTGTAATTCGATATCGCAATGTGGATTACAACTGCGTAAATATTCAACAGTATCAGCTAAATCACTAACTACAATTGCATCTCCCAAATTACCTTCAAATATTATAGTATCTAATTGTGCAACAAACTCAGTAGGTAATATTTGTTTTATTTCAGATACCGTTAAACTTTTTACAGTGTACCCTTTGTTGTATGTTGCGCCGTGAAAATTTCTCAAGCAAAGTGGACAACTAGCTTGGCAATTACTGCTTAGTTCTATTTCTAATGTACGTATTTGTTGTGCAGTATACATATTATCGTTTGAGCCAATAACGCCATTTGGAATAATCTCTATCTACTGGATGTTCCAATGTGCTATAAGCAATTTCCCATCCAAAGTATCTAAACATTGTATGACACCAAGTTGAAGTTGGAGCGCCCACCATTGAATTTAAATTTTGTTGACTAGACTCTAGTGAATTGGTAGCAATATCCTGTGGTTCAATTGACCAGGTAATATCTGCACAATCATTATGTTTTCCTTTGCTTTCAAAGCAAATATACTTTGCAGAAGATTCAGTGAGTGACTTTAAGATTTGATAGTGATTTCTAGCATGATATAAATGACCATGGTACATTATAATATCTATGTCATTATGATTTAAGTTTTTGTGTTCAATACTGTCAGCATCTAAAAAACTCCAACTAAAATGATTATCGTCTAATTTTAAGTTTTCAGTATATGCTTGAAACAGTTGGGATCTTACATCTGTAAAATGCACAAACTCGGCACCGTGTTCTAGTGCATACACTCCATTCATTCCTGTACCACAGCAAAAGTCCCATACCTTTGCACCTTGACACAGTGGTTTAATAGTACTGTTTAAAAACTCTATTCTCTCATTCATACTGTAGACGACTCTATATCATTTAACCAACTACGATTTTTTCTTGCAAAGTTCATAAATGCAAACCAATCATTATTAAATCTATCTTCAATTGCATTATTGGTTATAGTATATTGTGTGGTGTTGTTAATTAGTAACTGATCATTGTTAACAATGTATTCATATAGATTACTGTTGCATGTTATAGTGTGTTTGTCTTGATGTGGTTGGCGCTGTATTTTTTCTTGTAAGTGTATTACTTGACTTAAATGCGGATCAAAATTACCGATCAACTTATTAGCTACTTCATATACTTCCTTAAAGAACTTATCGCGACGATATTGTCCAATATCAAGCAATACTTCACCGTATACAAATCCTGCCATAAAATATTGAAATTCTAAATCTTGTGCATGCTTACTCCATTTTTGTAAATGTGGATGGTACACACTATTCTCATCAGTTAAAAATGTTTCCAGCATAGCTTCATAGAAATCTTGTTGTAGGATATTATGATGCTTTTCCAAGTATCTGCTAATAATATGTGTAAATCCATTTGCTTCAAGTTTATTTGTAAGCCAAGTCCACAGCCACACCCTACTCATCATTTGCTGTGACATTGTGCGTGTGCCTACCACCATATCCTGCCATTCGTCCACGTGGTTACTAAAATAACTCTTTACTGATTTGGTTACAAGTCCGTATTGTTCTTTATAAGATGGAATATTCATTTCACTATTTTGTAATAGTGATAGTGGAAAACTCTCAACGATAAATCCGTCTTTAAGTAATTGACATATGCCTGACTTCCAACTTTCGTATGTTTCTTCCGGCAGTCCAACAATCATTTCAGTACTAACGCTAATTCCAATCTTACGTGCATCATCTACAATATTATCAAGTTGATCTCCATTTAAGTTTGTGCGTTTAATAGCTTTAAGCACATCGGGATTCATACTTTGTAAACTGGCAGTAAATCTACGCATCATGCCAGCATTTAACAATTTACTTGCCATTTCAACTGTTACTTGGTTGTTATTTTTATTCCAGTTTGTATCAAATATCTCTGGGAACCCATACTTTTCTTTTGTAGCAATAAGCATATCAGTAATGGCCATGTCACGTTCTTTAAATATACCAAAGTTAGCATCAGTGTTGTTGATGTATTCAATCTTATTTTCAGCGAACCATTTAACTTCTGCTTCAATTCTTGTTATGTCGAACTTCTTGACCTTGCTAAATGTAGTACCGCCCCAATCGCAGAATGTACACATAAACGGACATCCTCTGTTAGTTTCAATAATACCGTTGAGTGTCATGTCACTACGGCCGTGGTATTTTTTAACAATATCGTCAAACAATCCAGTTAAATAGGGACTGGGTACATCAGTCAAGTCACTTACTCTTACACTGGGTCCAGTTGTAATACGTTTACCATTTTGATTTATACTGATACCAGGCACTTGTGTTTCATCCCGTTCACCTATAAAACTCTTGAGTAGTCCACTAAAACTAATCTCTCCCTCCTGGTGTATGAGGTAGTCAATATATGGTTTGTTTTCAAAATACATAATATCAGTATCTGGTACATTAGCACCGCCTATAACAATCTTACATTCTGGCCAACGTGCTTTAACTTTACGTGCGAACTCTTCGTTATAATTGGTATTCCATATGTAACTACTCAGGCCCAGCACTGCTGGATCTTCCATACCATCAATGATGGTATCAATATCTTCTTTAACAAAATATAATCCTTTAAGTTGGTAGTTATCATGTATTACTGGATCAGCATCAGCATAACACCACACTACACCCACACTATAAGGGAAATAGTAGTATTTTGAACCTGGCAATTCTAGACTCATTTGACTAAGATAAACGTTTTTCATATTATGGTATCTCTTGTTTTGTACTGGTATTTATTCTAGCTATAAAATACATTTGAATGATTGTTTGACGATCGACTGCGGAAATGATATAAGTTATATACCATATCTGGCAGCATTTGTAATTTAATCTCTGCCCACTCGTGTGGAGATAAGCTATATAATCTATTAACTTCGTTTGTGAACAGTTGCCATCTGTCATTAAATTTTAATTGGTTGTTATCATAACTATGGTCTATCCATTTATCATATGTACGGTATCCACGGTTGCGCAGTGCCTGCACAGATCCAGCTGGTCCTAGTATAATAAATGGCATCAACGTTATAAATGGTTTAAATGATTTTTCACTTAGCATTATTAGATGATTGTAGCATGTTTCAGTAACTATTTGAAAATTACTCCATTGGGCATGCATATAGTTTAAGTTTTCTGCAGGATTTTCAGCATAATCAAAGTCTTGATTTTCAGCCGATAAGTTCACAGTTGGTTTATTGTACCAGGATTTAGCTTGATCTCTATATTGCTCACCTATCGACCCATATTGTTCCACCAGTGTTTTTAGTTGACTGTCTATTATTTGTTCTGTAGACCAGTCACCGTGATTACGAGGTATCAAGGCAGGTATTAAGTCGACACCACCCCAACTGTAATTGGTGCTGTCTATTAGATTTTGCTCATCTAGATATGCCAACAATAATGCACGTAATGGTCGTGGCATTCGATTATATATTAATCCAGGTGAGTGTGTTATAGTACGACTTTCAATTGTTTTGATACGTAATGATGTAAAATTTTTAAAGTTGTTTTGATACATTATTGATTTATTTAGTAAGTGCTCCATTGGTTGAACTGAATGCACTCTCATGCCATATGTTTGATTTATATTTTCAAAAAGATCTTTATTATATTCTGCACCAGTTAGCAAATTTACATTTTGCGGATGGTTATCACAATTAAGAGTGTGTACCAATTTACCATACCAATCTAGAACATGATATTGTTCATGATGTGTTACTAAAAGTTTTTCCCATCCATGATCAAACCACCAGGTTACTAACCCCCGTTTACTATCCTGTAGTACCATATTATAGTAGGAATTTTTATTAAGTCCACCATCAATAATTTCTAGATATGCAGCATATGATGTATGGCATTTAATATAGATGTTGTATGGTGTATTGTCAGGAATTTTATGGTATGGGGTCACTGTAAATTGTGCCATATCATTAAACTGATGATGAAAGAAACTTTCAGTATATGGCATAACTGTGCTTGTCCACATACTTGCTACAGTTGGATCAGGATATTCATTATCATATGTACTATTATCGGGGAAACTTGCGAATATTTTGCTCATACATCTATTTATAAATATACGTAGTTAATGATTTAAAGTACTTGACTAACTGTGCAAAATCATATATAATAAGTTAAATGAGGATTTAAAATATGTTAGATGTATTCTTTCTAAGTTACGATGAAATTTCTGCTGACGAGAACTTTCAGCTATTGCAATTGTTTGCACCACATGCCAAGCGTGTGCATGGTATAGATGGTATACTTAATGCACACAAGGAATGTGCAAAACAGAGTTCAACAGGATACTTTTATGTAGTTGATGCAGATGCTATAATTGATGAGCAATTTAGCTTTAAATTTACTCCTAGTCCTAGCATTATGGCATATCCAGGTATTCCAGAAAACAAATGTGTGTACACTTGGCGTAGTTTAAATCCAGTAAATAAGTTGATATACGGTTACGGTGCTGTAAAGTTATTCCCCAAACGTGAATTGCTAAATGCCAAAGAATTTAAAGTAGATATGACTACTACTATTGGATGCCCATTTGTTCCTAAATTTCAGATCAGTAATGTTACAGCATTTAATACTACTCCGTTTGATACCTGGAAAGGTGCATTTAGGGAAGCAACTAAACTAGCTTCTAGTATTATTCCCAATGGTGATAATATTGATAACAAATATCGGCTGGAAGTATGGTGCTCACGTGGTACAAAAGCACCATATGGAGAATACAGCATAATGGGTGCTAAACAAGGCAGAGATTTTGGTAATCATTATAAGAACAATAAAAAAGCACTGCACTTAATTAATGACTATGCTTGGCTGCGTGAACAATTTGAGGAAGCTGACAATGAATGATAATATTCACTGGATCAATGGGTTTGAGGAATACTTTACTTACATTCAGCATCCACAATTAGATTCCTTCCAAGATATCAAAAAAGCTATTGTGCATGGGAACATTTACAAAATACGTGATCTAGTTAAAAGAGAAATACATCGCGGACATAATGAGCTTACTGATGAATTTTTACAATTAATTTTTAGTAAACACATTGAATACGATCACACAACACATCGTAAAGTGTTGAGATATATAAGTCATTGTATAGATGACCAATTTTTACGACAAGTAAGTGCATGGTCGATTAGTTCATCCAAAGCTGCTAATTTAAATGACCACTTTAGTCGTGGCCAAGTAATGAGTAAACTATGGTTAATGAATATAATTGACGAGCATATTGAGATAGATAGTATACAAAATATTGCGTTATATGGCGGATGGTATGCTACAATTGCATATTTCTTATTTGAGAGATTTACTAATATTGAAAAATTATACAGTTTAGATTTAGATCCAGATGCAAGATGGATTAGTGATAAGTTTAACTATCCACAATGTTACGACCAATCCTGGAGATTTAAAGCATTTGAAGCTGATGTATGCAATTTACAGTGGAAGAAACGTGCAAAAAATACTTGGTATATTGAACAGCTAGTGGCAGAAAATGATGTTGTGTGTGACATTCGTCCAGATTTAATAATTAATACAAGTTGTGAACACATGGACGATACTTGGTTTGAGCAAATACCCAGTGGAAAACTAGTGTGTTTACAAACCAATAATTATTTTGAAAATACACAACATATCAATTGTGTTAATAATACAGCAGAAGCTGAGGAAAAGTATCAGTTTAGCCAACTTATTTACAGTGGCAGTTTAGATACCCCAGAATACGAACGTTACATGCTATTAGGTATTAAATAAATACTATGATATAAAAGGAGAAAAGATATGCATATCTTTACATATAGATGGAATGGCGCTTTAGATGCCGACAGTTTAGCTAAACTTAAAGAAGCTATTGCTGACAGAACTTTAGTATTATTTCAAAACATGCCGGCGGCAATGAAAGACCATTTTCCTGGTGGGACATACACGGCATCAGCGGCTAATGCTGGAGTTGGGTGCTATGTATATAGTGCAGAAGCAGAAGTTATGGACCGTAGTGATTGGCGAATTGATCCAATTGACGGTGATATGAATGGACAAATTATTCATATATTTGGCAATACAGTTGTTAATTTTGATATGACTGCTGAACTCACTGGTGGCGACACAACTGCATTGCAAACATTTGCAACTAGTAGTGATAATAATTGTGCAGCATGTATTGGACATAACGAAAAGACATTTGATATTGAAGGGTTTACAAAAACAGTTAAAGATGGTTCAACAGTAACAGATATTACAGTTGAAAGTGGTACTGCCATGTGCTACCTTAAAGATAGTTGGACGCTAACGAGCAATACATTGTTTGATTATCCAATGAATCATTCAACATCAACTAATCCATATCACAAGTCAGCAAATTTTGAGATTACAGAATAACTGTCATATGACAGATTTAAATAAGTTATCGTTACGACAATTGCAAACTGAAAGTGCTAGAGCATTAAGTACAATGAGTGCTACCAACAATAATATCTATCAGTTTAATAAAAAAGCACATCACGATAGCCAGAACTGGTATCGTGCTGTTATTGAATGGTACGTACAAAAATATGGCGAATTGCCCAGTAAAACTGGTCCAGGACAGAACGTAAAGTTAATTATTGACAATGTATAACTATCATGGTATAAAACAAGTACATCTGGAAGTTACACAACGCTGTCAGGCGGCATGTCCTATGTGTGAT